TACATCCGTCCTATCTACAACAAAGAGCGACGAAACTGCTGTCGCAGTTGTCGCGCTCTCTGAAGCAGTTGCTCGAAGATGGTGGGAGAAGCAAAGAGTCAAACCTTTAGGCAAAGGGGCGTGGCACTCATTACTTCAAATAACTAAAGCGGCTGAAGCAAGAGGATATTCAGAGCAACAGATTGAACAGGCTTTGGATTACATCGGGACAGTTCCCACAATGCGTCAAATGGATTTAGTTCTCAGAGGAGTAGGAGTTAAAACCAAACATGAACAATCAGCAATTAGAGCAATCGACTTGGCAGAGAAGTTCCGCAATGACCCTCTCTGACATCGCCATGCTTTTAGGATTTGTTGGTATCTATGACCTACGAGTACAGGTTGATGAGTTAAAGGTTAGGGCTTGGGCTGAGTCCCTTGATTCGGATTTACCTTTAGAAGAGGCAAAGAAAATTGTTTCTTGGCATTATTCAAACCATGACTCGGCTATCAATCCTTCGCACTTAAATCGGGAATGGCGTCGTAGACTAGCCGACGCTCGAGACCGCGAGCGCTCGCGGTTAATGTCACTTGAGTACGCAGAACTAGAAAAGAAAAAAGCCTCACCTGAATTTGTAGCACAGATTAAAAAAGAATTGTTAGAGAAGTTGAACAGAGGTAAAGATGCTCCGCTGGAAAATGATAATGGAACGGTGGCACCTGACCTATGAAGATATTTCCGTTTGCAGGTTGGTACAGCAGATGGCGGTTCAGACGAACTCAAAGGTATGCCCTGCTTGCTTGGACGCCATCGCGGATGAAAGACTCCAATGGCAAAGGCTAAACCAAACAGAGTTTCTGAACCGACACGATGGTTAGTTCTTGCCCGTGCTTCATACAAGTGCGAGAGATGTAACCGAGATTTTCTAGGCTATCCCGTATCAGTTCATCATCGCCGTCCACGAATGATGGGCGGTTCAAAGAATGAGATGCTTCACGAATCAGCGAATCTAATTGTTCTTTGTGGTACTGGCACTAGCGGTTGCCATGGTTGGGTTGAATCCAACAGAGCCAAAGCCCGTGAACTCGGCTACTTAATTCAAAAGGTTGAGTCGGCTGAAGAGATTCCTTTTCAAGATGAAAACGGTTTATGGTGGCAGATAGATAACTTGGGACAAAAAACGCAACTGGACATGGTGCGGAGTATCCCTCATGCTTGAGTCATGGAATGTTTTTGTCAGATTGATGAGACCGAGCAAACGATTTATCGTCTCGAGTTCGAACAGCGTCCTTGGACGACTAATGCCGAACGCGCTGGCAATAGGTGGGAACGAGCAAAACTTACAAAGGAATGGCGAACGGGTTTTCAACTCTTGGCTAAATATGAGAAGATACCTCCTATGGTTTGGATTACCGTCACGGTGGAGCCACATCAGAAAGGTGGTCGCTTACAGGATGTAGGGGCGTGTAATCCCTCAGTCAAAGCGGCGATTGATGGACTCGTAGATGCGGGAGTTCTTCCCGATGATTCTTCGGAGTTTGTGAAGTCGTTGGTTTTTCTGCCACCAAAGAAAGATAAAAATTCGTTAGTGATTTACATTCGAGGAGTTGAGAAGGAGAGGACATATTGAACTGGAACTTAATTTGGACAGCAGTTGGTTTAGCAATCGCTAGTTTTTTCATACTACCGTTTTATATTGCTATGCTCATTGCTTACAAAAAATCTATTATGAAAATTGAACTTGAGTTTGTGGCAACCGCCAATCAGATTCAAAAGAAGGTTAAGTTTGATGATGCTGTCGAACGCCTGTTCGAAGAAGGAGAAGCAATATGAGTACGGTTATGGAAGCAACAGAGTTAGACGGCAAAGGATTAGATGAGGTCAAACTATTGACCGACGCTATCCGCACACACCAAACACAGATTCAAGATTTAGGAAAGCGTCGAAAGCAGTTGATTCTTCGACTACGCAAACAGCGCATTACCTATCGTGAAATTGCTGAAGCAATGGGAGTATCAGAGCAGTTGATTTACAAAATCATTCGCAATGATATTTCTCGTACACCCGAGTACGACGCTGAAGGCAAACTAATTCGTAGACGAGGGCGACCAGCGAAACCTGTTGTCTAATGAAGTTCATAGAGTTATTCGCAGGAGTTGGTGCGTTTAGACTCGGACTTGAAAGAACTGGTCATGAGTGTGTATGGGCTAACGAATGGTTAGAGAGACCTAGGAGTATTTATGCACGAAACTTCGGACACCAACCCGACGGACGAGATATTAGAGATGTTTCCGCTGGAGACATTCCTGATGCCGACCTCCTCGTTGGAGGATTCCCTTGTGCGACTTTTTCAGTTGCAGGAAAGCGAACTGGATTTTCCTTGGATGACACCCGCGGGACACTCGCTTTTGAAATGTTTAGACTCGCTCACGAAAAATCCATACCGTATATCCTCTTTGAGAATGTCAAAGGACTCCTCAATCACGACGGAGGAAGAACCTTCGAAATCATCCTTGAAGTCTTGGATGGCTTGGGGTATGACTGTCAATGGGAGTTGCTTGACAGCCAAAATTTCGGCGTCCCACAGCACCGAGAAAGGGTATTCCTTATCGGACATCTTAGAAGTCACCCCCGACCAAAAGTATTTCCTATCGGAGCAACAGGTAGAGGCAATGATGAAGCGAACTCGAAAGAACGAGAAGGAAGGCAGGGGCTTTTCTCCGACATTTCTCCGACCCTCGACGCCCACTACTACAAAGGAGGAAACTCCCGACAGTATGTAGTCGAGCAGTTCATTCGCAGAGATAATGCTTTTAGAACCTTTGAGAATGTGGCTCCAACATTATTGGCTCACATGGGAACAGGTGGTAACAATGTGCCATTCGTTAGACCAGTTCTTGATGTAGCAAGAGTAAACAAATCACCAAACGGGCGACTCATTAAAGATGATGGAGACCCGATGTACACGATAACAGCGCAAGACCGTCACGGAGTTCAAATCGGGGATGAGGACGGCTTTGCGATTAGAAAACTAACTCCCTTGGAGTGCGAGCGCCTTCAAGGATTACCCGATGGATGGACGGAGTTTTATCACGATGGACGACGAGTTTCAGATTCCGAAAGATACGAACGGTGCGGACGGACAATCACTATCCCAGTCGTGGAAGCGATTGGTAGAAGGCTTCATGAGTTCTACTGAGCCATTCTCATTTGAGACGATTGAGAACTTTGATGAACACATCGCGCAATCAATCCCGAACTATCACACATTGACTGAAGCAATCTGTGACTTGAGTACATACTTCATGACTGAAGATACTCAGGTGATTGACCTTGGCTGTTCAACTGGAACGCTGTTAGAGCGACTTCCTCACCGTGGCAAGAAAGTCGGAATTGATATAGCCGATAACTTATTGCCTGAGTCCCATGATGAAACTATCTATGTTCGCAAAGACTTACGCGCTTTCAATGGATTCGGTAAGTCGAGTTTAATCATCTCAAATTTCACACTTCAGTTCTTACCCTACGAGGACAGACCAAACATCTTGAGCGTCATCTATGAATCTCTAGTTGAGGGTGGGGCTTTTATATGGGCAGAGAAGGTACGAGAAGAATCGGGTGAACTTGAGCAGGTAATCAACGGCGCTCACTATGACTTCAAGCGTAAAGCCTTTAGCCCTGAACAGATACTTAACAAAGAGCGCGACCTTCGACCTATGATGAAGGTGAACTCATCGATGCGAAATCAGATATTGGCAGAGAACGCAGGGTTCACAGTTGGCACAATGTTTTGGAAGTTCTATAACTTCGAGGCGTGGATATACATTAAATGAAAGCGAAGATAAAAGTTGGACAAGTTGCTTCAGTTCCTTTGTCATCCCTTGAGGCGTACCCGACAAATCCTCGTCGTGGCGATATTGAAGCGATTGCTCAATCTCTCAAAGCCCATGGGCAGTACAGACCGATTGTTGTTCAATACGGTTCGAATTTTATCTTGGCGGGAAACCACACATACAAAGCGGCGAAGAAACTCGGCTGGAAAAAAATCAAGATAACTTATGTGGATGTAGATGAAGAGTCCGCTCGTAAGATTGTCTTGGCTGATAATCGCTTGACTGACTTGGCTGGATACAACGAGCCACTTCTCAAATCTTTGCTGACCGCTTTACCTGAACTCGAGGGTACGGGCTTCACTCAATCTGAGGTTGAGACTTTAGATAGATTGATAAGCGGTAAAGACAAAGACAACATAACCGATTCTAAGCCTTTACCTAGTGACCCTGAAGTAAAGATTAGCGCTTGGAAGTTCACAGTCGAGATGGAGGCTTACAAGGCTTGGAAAGAGCAACTATACGCCGAGGCTCCGACAAAGCAGAAAGCAATCAAAGCAATCAAAGAACGCCTTGGTTTTCCTGAGCGTAAGCCTGTTGAACCTGATACACAGCCTGAACGAAGCGAGAGTTCACCCGAGGACATTGAGACAGTCACAATCAATGAGATTAAAGTTCACCCTCTCAACCCGCGTGAGGGCGATATAGGCACAATCATTCAGTCCCTTGAGGTAATGGGTCAGTACCGACCTATCGTGGTTAATAAGCGAACCAAGCACATTCTCTCGGGCAATCATACTTATCAAGGCGCAGTTCAGTTGGGGTGGGAAAAGATTGCCGTTCATTGGGTCGATGTCGATGATGTAGAGGAAATCAAAATCCTCATTGTCGATAACCGAACCTCTGACTTGGCAACATACGACCCACAGGAGTTAAACAAACTTCTTACGAGTACGGGCTTGCGGGGAACAGGCTTTACTCCTGAAGAGGTTGCCGAAATCTTGGGTGGGGGAAAATCCAAGCCTGGGCATATTCCTGTGGGTCGCACAACCATTCGAGTAGGCGAACACTCAATGCGAGTTCATACAGAGGACTTAAACGAATGGGCTAATTCAATCTACGGCTGGAAAGATATTGCTGAGTTGTTATCTTTGCCTATCGATGCTTGCACAACCGAGGTAGAATAAAGACATGGAAAAGAAGATAGGTAAGTCTTGGATTCTTTACGGTAGAAATAATGGATTCGCCATTGGCTTTACTATTTCGAAATATAACTGGTGGCTTGAATTAGGATTTTGGTACATCGGGATGGAGTTCTAGTGGCAACGGCAGTAGTAAAGAAGAAACCCGCTAACCCAAAGGGCAGACCTAAAGGAACAACGGTTCTCCTTGATGATGTTAGACGCGAGGAGTTACTTAACCTGATTGTGCTTGGCTTGCCAGTAAACAAGGCAGTAGCGATGGTAAACATTGCTGAGTCCACTTTCTATAACTGGATGAGCCGTGGAATGGTAGAGCGGGATAGATTGGCGACGCTTCCTGATGCCAAACCTAAACCCGAGGAGAAAATATATTTAGATTTTTTGGAGTCTCTCACACGGGCGCGAGCGGAAGCAATCGCTAAAAAGGTGGCAGTCGTATCAAGTGCGGCGAGTCAAGGAGATTGGAAAGCATCCGCTTGGTGGTTAG